GTATGCCTGCAACCTTACTTAGAGAAACAGTCACAAGAGACCCCGGATTTATACTTATCAATATGTTGAGAGATACAATGTCAGCTTCTGTGACAAGTGGTTCTCGCATAACACCTGTCATAGATACCTTTAGAAATTTTCAACTATTTGGTGCTACGGATTTAAGAGAGCTAGAAAGATTTGGTGTTCTTGGAGGATATGATTATTCAGCAGACTCTGTAGATGCAGTTAGATTTTTTGATAAGAAAGTAAAAGAAGCTGGCTATGGAGAGAATGGTAGCCTTAATCCTAAAGATGCCATGATAAAAGTATGGGATTATTTGGGCAGAAAAACTTACGAGTCAGATGGTGCAACTAGATTAGGTGTCTATAAAAAAGTTTTAGAAGCTACTGGCAGTCACACCGAAGCGGCTTTCCAAGCATCAGAAATAATTAACTTCTCAAGAAGAGGTGGGCATCCAATCATGTCTATCATTACAACAGCTATTCCATTTTTAAATGCAAGAATACAAGGACTAGATGTACTGTACAGAAGTATGACTGGTAAATATTCTGCAGGCAGCCCGGGAGCTGCTGTCACCTCAGATAACCAAATTCGGAATAATATCATCAAAGGATTTGCATTTAGAGGTGGATTACTTGCGATGGCTACACTACTTTATTATGCAATGGTTAGTGATAAGGATGAGTACAAAGCAAGAAGAAGAGAAGAGAGAGATGACAACTGGTTTATCTTTGCATCTGAAGGACTCCCACCTTTGAAAATACCAGTACCTTTTGAAGTAGGAGTTTTATTTAAAACTTTACCTGAAAGAATAGCGGATGTTTTAATTGGTCAATCAAGCTTAGAAGATTTAAGCAGAACATCTTCAAGGGCATTGACTCAAACATTCATGGTAGACATCTTTGGCTTCCAAGCTATCAAACCTTTCTATGAAGCATACATAAATAATAGAAGTGGCTTTACTGGTAATCGTGTTGTACCTGATTACATAGAAAGAAGCTTAGAACCTAGACTACAAGTCACACCTCAAACAAATGAATTCATAAGATTAGTAGGGCAAGGATTAAACATCTCCCCTATGAAACTTGAATATGCCTTGAGTGGATATGGCGGAACTATAGGTACTTACATTCTGAGCCTCATAGATGCGGTCACAAGAGGCGTGACTGGTAAAGACATAGTGACCCCTACGATAGATAGATTGCCTCTCCTGAAGCGTATATTTGCCTCTGAGGTAGGTGCTGGTGTTCAGCAACAATTCTATGAACTAAGAGAGGAAAGCAATAGAGCCATTGCAACTATCAATGAATTGAAAGAAAGAGGTATGTACAAAGAAGTCCAAACATATCGAGCCAACAATGAAGGCTTGATAGAAACCAGACCTCAAGTGCTGGCTATCGATAGGTATATGAAAAGATACAGAGATAGAAGAGATGCAATCAGAAGAGATGAGACTATCTCAGATGAAGTAAAAAAAGAATTGCTTAAGCAACTTGACCTTTCTAGAAATGCAAGACTATCTAAAGTACCCTATCTTCGTACCAAAATAGAAACTTTCATAAATCAATAACTATCTGTGAAACACCAGAGTGTGAAACATTGACCAGTAATATTTTCTCCAAACAGGAAAAATCTGGGTTGCAGGTGAAAGCCAGAAATCAGCAGAACCGAAAGCCTTGTAGTACAAACTATGACTGGTAATATTTTCTTCGGAGCTAAAAAATCTGGGTCGCAGGTGGGAGTTGTTTTGGATTAGAAGTCTAAAGCTTCGCCTAGTTTTTCTATCAGCTTTTCTTCTTTGAATGGCTTGGTTCTGAAGAACCCTTTGTGTTGTGGATGCCTAGCATGGAACAACCTAGCATAGAAAGATATGTAATCATTACTAATCTTGAAGTCTCCTCCTTGAGTTTCTATCTCTCTATCCCAGCGTATCCGATTGATAATCGCCCATTGGGAATAATGTTTCCTTCCTGACTGTATCGCTCTTAGCGTGTACTCTTCAAACGCTTCCCACACTTGAGGATTTTTCTTATGCCAATCCCACCAATGTCTCTTTCGTTCTTCGAGTTCTTCCTTAAGTTGTTCCGCTAGCAGACTCATATCTCTAGATAGTTTTCATCCATGAATTCTGTCTCTTCAATATCTCGCCAAGTCCTTTCGATACCATCCTCGATTGGCTTGCCTTCATTGTCTAACCCATCCATGAGTTTATCGACAGCTTCTTCTAGAGACTTAGCTTTTACATGGTAGCATTGATAAGTCTTTTCTAGCATGATGACCTTTACTTTGTTATCCATTAGTTTCCTCCCAAGGAAAAAGGTCTATATGGACACTTTCGACTTCAAAGTCATCTAGTTTTTCAGGCATATTACCATCGCCAATTCTTATTTTGTTGTAGTGTTCCAACCACCTTTCAGGATTGTCTGTCATACCGACAGCCTCCTTCTCTCCATAAGAATTTATATGACTAATCTTATAGGCAGTCATTTTTCTGACATTCGTACCATTCATTTTACTGACCTACCCAACTCGTTAGTATCTTCAAAGCTAATGAAGTTTTCCATACTTATCTGAGCATCATCGCCATACTCTGTGCCACGAAAGATAACGAATATGTCGTTGCCTTCATCGTTTCTATAGTGCATAGAACTTCCCTCAGTAGTTATATCTACCTGAGCCAAAGCTTCAATGACTTCATCCATCTCGTCATCGCCCAAAGGATTGGTGCTTTCGATGGTATAGTTTCTTAAATCGACAGTCTGTTCTACAACATCAACAGAGAAGTTATATTGTGGAATAGACTCATCGCCCTCTTTAGAGACATAAAATGTCTTTGCGTTTTCACTCATCATTTACCTCCATAAATAATTTAATAAAGTGTTCTGCATCCACTACAACGAGTGGCTTTGTTCTGTTTCTTTTGATGACTACCAAAGGTTCATACCCCTTGCAGTTCTCAGTAGCTTGTTCATAAGCCTTCCATACATTCAAGGCTTCTTGGTTCTTACATTCAATACTGTAGGGAAACACTTCTCTTGATTGCTTACCCATGATTATATCCTCGCCTTGACTACCCATAGGTCTTGACTCTAAATCCTCTTCGTCTAGTTTCAAAAACTCCACCAGTTTTTCTACAAACCATTTCTGTAAATTCCTTCCTTTTGCTTTTGCAGATTGTGGTTTCATAAACTACTACCAGTAATATTTTCTTCTAGCAAGAGCCTGACTTGCTCTAACAATTCTTCTTCAGTTCCATAAGCTTCTTCAAATCTTTTCTTGTTGGGATGTCTGCTTATTGGTGGATTGTGACTGCCATTCCTATGATGGATTGCACACAAGGGCAAGACTTTCATATGACTTCTCTCGCCATCTATGATGTGATGTATTTCTGCTGGTGTATTTGGATACCCATTATTGAGGCACACAATACAACCCAACGCTCTTACTCTGTCCATATGTTTCTGTTCTTCCTTAGTAGGTGTCTTGCCCTTCATGTGTTATGACTAGGTATGATGTTAGCAAAGTACCAATTAAATCTAAGCACCATACCTAGCTTGTTCTCTCCTCTGAGAAACTTCTCTTGTTCGCCAAACTTCATAGCCAACCTCAAGACTCTTCAGCTTTACTCGTATAGCTTCTAGAGTTCCCTTGGCTACCCCAACTTTTATCCTAGCATCTTTCAATTCTTCCGATGCTTCGGCATAAGTCTCCTGACCGCTATTGGTTTTGATACCACTATCCAAAGCTTTCAGCTTCAACACAGCTTGCAACTGCTTGACCTCCGCTTCTTTCGTGTGTACTTGAACCATCGCATCTTCGATTAGAGGTGCTAACTTTCTAATCATGTGTTGCCAGTTTTCAATTACTTCTTCACTCATGACAAAATATTACCAATCATAATTTCTGCGTGAAAACATCTGCGTTGTCAGATTTGATAGCTTGATATTTGTCAGCGTTTTCTTCGATGACTTCTGCATCTTCTATCTCGTCTCTCATGGCTGGTGTGCAGACACAAACCAAATCAACTCCTTCGCTATAGACAACCTCCCAATCTTCATTGTCAGCTAAGTCTACTTTTCTTTTAGCATCTTCAAGATTGTCAGCTTCAACTGTTATCTCTTCAACCCTATTGATAGATAACTCAAATGTGTAAAGTCCTCTGCTCATTCTTCTACTCCCATTGTTGCTCTGCCCTCAAGCAATTCTCCTATCTCACATTCAAAGTCTTGAAGTTCTCTGATAGTCCTTTGCTTAAGTGCATCCATCATGTTCTTGATTGCCGAGTAGCTAGGCTCTTCTTTCTTCTCTAGTTCATTGAATACAGTTTCTAAAACCTCATGAACCTCAAATTCAAATCTCCTTTCTACTATCCCATATACCCTATCGAATATCTTATGGTAGCCATCGTATGATGGTAGATTACTTCTCTGTTTCTGTGCCATCTGCACCTCCAAAAAAATTAGTTAAGTCTTTCTTTTCAAGAATTCTATTCCCATAGAGTTCTGTGAAAATCCTTTTGCCTATAGGAAAAGGATGAGGCTCTTGGTTATATGCCCTCCTTTCCCTAGAGTTTTCGTTGTACCAAAGCTTGAAGTTCTCTTCAAAACCTATCTTGCTGTCATACTCAAATTCCATAACAACTAGAATGGCACATCAATATCTTCCAAGACTGGATGAGTTCGCTTCTCCTCTTCAGGCTTAGGCTCTTCAGCTTTAGTCTCAGTATTTTGTTTCATAGGAATATCAAGACGAGCATACTTGTAATCGTTGCCATTCTTACTAGTCCTATCCCAAAGAGCAACTCTGAGTTCTGCTGGTTCTCCAGTCTTAACTTTCTCTACCAACTCTTTCAGAGTATCTCTGTGTATCTCAATCTTCCCAGTCCAATCAGGCTGTTTATCAGTCTTTTTGTAATTGTTCTGATAGATTGCACCATCGCTTTGCGGTCTTTCGTCTGCCATATTAACCCTCCTTTTTAGTTAGTTCTTCGGCTTTCTCTGTGAACAGCGTATCTAACTTTTCCTTATGGTCAGGAAACTTCTCGCCCAATACTGCGATGTGCTTTGCATTAGACTTGTAGTTCCCTCTAAGTTCTTCGGTAGTATCAAAGGCTGTGATAATCAAAGACATTCCCTCAACGAAAGCTTCCGCCCAAGCTTCATCATAAGCTGGCTCTTCTTCTTTCTGAGGCTGTTCTTCTTTCATCTTGACAACCTTCTTAGCTGTTTTCTTTTTAACTTCCTCAGACTTCTTGTCCTTGCTTTCGTCAGGCAAGTCATCCGAGAAACCCATGTACAATGATATACCCAATCCGAACATGGCAATCGCCTTCGTAAAACATCTCTGCTTATTGTCGTTGATTTGCCTACTATCAGGATTGATTATGCTATTGTTCTTGTAGTCCATAACTGGCAAGGTAGCAGAACGACTGCACTCGCCAATGGTTATCGTGACAGCAACTTCTAAAGTGCCATCCTCAAATTTCTTCGGCTCATGATACAGATACTTAGCATCAGGATAATTCTGACAGAGCAAGTACCATGCTCTACTCCATGAGAGGTAAGAAAGATTCATCTTCTCTTCTACATATTCTGAGACATCTACTTGAGATAGTGTCTCCCATATTTCTTTATAGTCAGACATTTGCACTCGCCTCCATCTCCATCTGTTCATTCCAGTATGCCTCTAGGTCAGGCAACTGTCCTCGTATAATGTCATCAAGGTCGTAGCAATAAGCAACTCCATGCTTCTGCATAACCTTAGCTTCAGACTTCTTGAGTTTCCTAACCTCTTCGATTCTGATAAGTCTGTTTCCATCTGTGTACCAGTTCTGATTGTCAGCATCCTGACAACTTGAGTAGTTCCAAGAAAGATAACATTGCTCAGTCACATCATCCTCAGCTTTGGGATGTTCTCCCCATTTGTATTTACTAGATACCATTGCTTTATCATGGTATTCGTGAAAACCATCACGACAAGTCGTGGTGATTAGGTAAATATTACCAGTTATATTTTCATCCATCGGCTACCTCCATAGCATATTGATTACAAAACTGTGAGACATTGCAGTAGTCTTTGCACTTACGACTCTCGCCTTTGACAAAGTCTACATACAAATCTTTATCGTTTTGTTCGTTAATAAAATCGTTCACTTCCTCTTCAGTATTCAGAACACGAATTGCTCGCACTCTGTTTTTCTTCAATACTCTATAAGAGTCAGCTTGTTTCCATCGTTCCTCGTCAGTACACAAGGGCAAGTCCTTACTAATAAGATAATCAGCATCTGCCTCTTGATGTGCCTTGACTCTAGACACAATGAATTCTTCTTGCTCTTCTTCAGTCCAAAGCTTGATAGGTATTACTGATACCTGAGCATCAGGATAATCCCCACCGCTTCTCTGCTTCTGCCTCTCAGACCAATCTCTATTGATGGTTATAATCTCCAGCTTCTCAACATCCTTGTTGTGATTCTTCTTGTATAACCAAGCATAACAATTCAACTGTTGTTCCCATTCAATCTTCCCTTCCTTCAGAGCGTGCATCACAGTCCATGAGGAAGTGACCTTCAAATCTCTGAGAGCAGAATCCTTCAATGACATCGAGTCAAATTGTCCTGAGATAGTCCAGCCTCGCACATTCCAGTACAAGCGTTCTTCGGTTATCGTTCCTTCGTGACCGATGTTGGCTTGTTCCATAATGTAGTGCGAAGCTGTTCCTAATATCTTCCATATCTCGTCTGATACATCGACAACTAATTCGTTGTGATGTTCTCTCGCCAAGATATTAGGTCGAGGTGCAGAGAGTAATCCAGTCACACTTATCGAAGCCTCGCCCTTAGAGTATGTGTCTTGCTGGACAGCACGAACAATCTCTTCAGGCAAGTTATTCTTATTAGTGTACTTCATCAATCTTGTGGTAAAGAAAAAAATCTTCTAATCGCTTCCGCCCAATAAGTCCAAGTAGAAGGAGAATACTTTACACCGAACCATCTGAGGTTGAAGTCTGCCCTCAACTCTGCTCGCTTGGTTTCAAGTCTTTCTATCCTTCTCCTTAGCCTATCGGTTTCCTTAACTATCTCCTTGACCTTATCGTCAAGAGCATAAAAGTCCTCAGCAAATATAGGTCTGTGCTTCTTGCGAATCTTTTGAATGACCTTGATGCAACGAGTGACTTGTCTTTCGCCCAAGTCATCAAAAAATTTTTCGCTATATCCCATCACTCAACTCCGAAGTCTTTCTTCTCTATAGGAGTGCCAAGCTGTACAACTGCTTTAGCTATCCTAGTCACAACTCCAGCCAAGCTTAGAGTAGAACCCATGTTTCTTGTAGTGCTGTGTGAGTATCTTCTTAAATCTCTGAGACTTATATTGCCATCCCTGAACCTATCAAGAGTTTGCTGGTGTGCAATCTTGCTAGCAGAGTTCTTAAACCTAGTGTGGCAGTTAGTCATTCTGTCAGGATGACCCTTCAAGAATTGACCTATGACATGAAGGTCATGGTAAGTACAGAACGCTATCGATTTGCAATCGAAAGTCAAAACAACTTCTGCATCCTTTTCTTCGGATTGCTCTTGCTTCTCAACAGCCTTGGATTTCTTGACCTCTGCATCTGCGAAGGCTTTCGACATGGCTGTGTCTCGATGGTTGTTTGTAATATTATAAACTGTGACTGGTCTAGATTTCTTCTCAGCCTCAGCATTGATAACTTCTTTTACATTATCAACCTTTGATGTACTCAAGAGTTTCTCTGAGAGAATGTCTATCGTGCCATCTGCATACTTGAGTCTATGTACTTTGATGACTTCTAAAGATGCCTCGCCTTTAAATCTAAACTGTCTGTGATTAGTCAGGTCAGATAGCTGGACAGCCATAGTGTCAGTAGTGCCTACCTTACCAATGATAGCTACTCCTACTTCATAGTCTCTGATTTTATTTACAGTAATGTCCAATACTTCGTATAGTCCACCACCACCATTGCGGTCTGTCTCATTTACTTTCTGAAACATCTGACCATTTTTGATTTGATTTGTTTCCAATTCTGCCTCCCTTATAAAGTTAGTTAGTTCGCCATATACCAACACCACCTTTCATCTTAATAACAGAGAACGACATATCAAGTCGCACAGATTTAAATCTATGAACAGCGTTTCTTATTATCTTGATTTCCTTATCAATCTTAGACTTACTAATCTTGATAAAGATATGGTCTCCCTTGTCCATCTCGACAAGAGGCAAGTCGTACTTGATAGGTTTCCCTCTCACATTACGCTCAGGCATTGGCACATCTTTTTCAATTTCGTATTTCATAGTAGTTAATGTGTATATAATATGTACATACTGTACCACAAAAATGAGAAAGCGGTTCACTAAATTTGAAAAAAATTAAAAAAAAATTTATACTGCCTCTCATGGATTTTGGTAAGCATCTCGATAAGAAAATTTTGCAACAAGCAATACGAGACCTCGCTTCCAAAAACCTAGACATTTCCACAGAAGCCATTGAGTATTTCCAGTCAGAGTCTTTTAAGAATCTCTGCATGAGATATGAAATAAATTCTAGGAATGTCTTGGAGGCTGTTAAGAACCTTTATGATTATCCGCTTGTGTCTAGAAAAAAACTAGCGAATGAAATAAATCGCATGGTAGATAGTAAGTGGTAGTAGGTACTTAGTAAGTATTTAAGTAAGTATATACATAGTAAGTATATAGGAGAGTGAGAATGGAAAAGAAAGAAATTCGCCAGCATATTGATAGCAACCCAAGGACATCAGGTCTGAAGGTAGGTCAATACAAAATCATTTGCCCTAACTGTTCCAGCCAAAGAAAGAAAAACAAAAAGGACACACCTTTGAGTGTGAACATTAGCATAGATATGATTACCTATTACTGCCATCATTGTAATATCAAGGGAGGCATATCAAGAAAAGGAGAAAGAAGTATGGAAATAGTAAGCGACTCAACAACATCAGCCACACTAACAACAAGTGGTAGTTTAAGCATCATGAGTTCCAAAGGAGGAAGCATATCTATAGGCACAATAAAAGAAGAGAAGCTATCGGAGTGCGAGCAGAAGATTGGAGAATGGCTGGGCAATAGAAAGATTGATTTGGATACCGCCAAAAAGATGGATTGTGTCTGGGAGGAGACAAAACATTTACTGGTAATAGGTTTTCCATACTGGGAAAACGGCAAAGTTTCTGCTTGTAAATGGCGTACAGCCAATGGCAAGAAAGACTTTTGGTGGACAAATTCTGCTAGCAGATTGTGGGGAAAGGAAGGAGACGAAAGCAAAAGGATTGAGGGATTGGTTATAACAGAAGGAGAGATGGATGCCTTGTCAATTAAGCAAGCTTTCTTGGATGCAGATATGGATGTCTCTGTTTTCTCTGTGCCAAATGGAAGTCCTAACAAGATTACTGATGGAAAGGTAGACCCAAGTGAAGATGGTAGGTTCAAGTATGTTTGGAATGATAAAGATTTGTTAGACAAGTACGACAAAATAATACTAGCCTCAGATACTGATACTGCTGGAGATTGTTTGGTTCACGAATTGAGCAGAAGGATTGGGAAAGCAAAGTGCTATCGTGTTGATTACAAAGGATACAAGGATGCCAATGAATTACTTATCAACACAGATGAGACTACTCTGAGAAAGCAAGTCCTCAATGCAGAGCCTATTGAATTACATGGATTGCACAACATGAAGCATTACTCAGATGAGTTCGAGACTTTGTACAAAGATGGTAAGCCATCAGGTATATCGACTGGGATAAAGTCTTTAGATGATTTGTTCACACTTCAGACTGGTCAGCTTTATGTCGTGACTGGATGGGCTGGTCATGGGAAGTCTGCTTTCCTTGACCAAGTGATAGTCAATGCTGGCAAGCTGTATGGTTGGAAAACTTGTTATGCTAGCTTTGAGAAACCGCCTTCGTTCCATAGCGTACAGCTAGCACAGATACTAACTGGCAAGCCTTTCTTTAAAGGACACAATGAAAGAATGACAGAGGCAGAAAGAGATAGTGCTTCCGCATGGATAGAAGAACACATACTGTTCCAAGATTATTTGGATGGAGGATTGCCGACAATAGAAGCTGTCTTAGAAAAAGCACAAGCAAGTATTCTAAGGATGGGATGTAGGATGTTAGTGATAGACCCATTCAACTTTATACATACTGATAAGTCTTATGCTTTAGAAACAGATATGGTCAGCGATATGTTGAGCAAGGTGCAACTCTTTGCCAAGCAGACTGATTGTTTGGTTTGGTTCGTGGCACATCCGAGCAAGCCATTCAACAAAGAGAAGGTAGGACACCCAACACCGCTTGATATTGCTAAGTCAATGGCATGGAGTACCAAGCCTGATGTATGCCTCGCAGTCCATAGAGGCAACGAGGCTGTCGAAATACATTGCACCAAAGCAAGATGGTATTGGAACGCTAAACTTGGCTGTGTTAAGCTTAAATACAATGCAGTAAATGGAAGGTATGCAGAAATTGAAGAACAAGAAGATGACTTCGACTGGGATTTCTGAGGAAGTTCTAATCGTAAATGATGTAGGAAATTCCTATCTACATCTGAGGCACAAGGTAGAAGTCAGAAGCATTGATAATACTAAGGTTGGTAGAGCCATAGTCTTTGACCAGCATATTATCGACAAGCTTTATACCGAACAACTAATCAACGAGAAGCAACACAATGTTTGCGACAAATATCTTGGTTTGATTTCTAGGTCAGGAGTTTTCCCACAGAGTTCCGCTGGCGACCTTGATAAAATATTTACTAGTAATAGTTCTCCCAGCGTCAATACAAAACCACTTGTACTAAGTCAAGTTCAAAACAGATTGGTCGAGGATTGTGGGAGTAAGAAGGAGAAAGAGTTTTGGAAAGTCATGACTGAGAACCCTGATAGGATTACTCAGTCGCAACTTGATAGTGTGATTGATTGCTCAGATGCAATGCTTAACTTTTGGTATCTTAGTCAGACGAGTCCGATTTCCTTATTTCAGAAAGCTTTTCTAAACCTGACTGAGTAAGTCTGCCCTGACCTTCCCACTCTTCTAAGACTTCACGAGGAACATCGTCTCTGTGTTCATAATACTCTTCCTTGTTCATGCCTTGATACTTGTCATCTTCTTCAGCTTGAATAGGTTGTGGTTCTGCAATCGCTGGTTCTGATTTCACAACGCTATCATAAGCTTCATTGATTAAATGAATTACTTGTCTGTTCAAAGAGCGAAGATTTTTTTGTGCCAACTCTCTTGCCTTCACATAGGTTTCTTCGTCACACCTAATATATAAATTTTTCTCAGCCATATAGCCTCCTCAATTAATTTGGTTATCGTCATCATGTAAGTACACTATGTCAGGCGAAGGTTCTACTTCTGCTATCGCTACGCTTTCTTTACCCAACTGATAGAACCTATTATTTTTTAACTGTTCTATAGCAATATCCATCGCCCACTCATCATGTTTCAATAGAGGCTCGTCAAGTAATTTAATCGCATGAGCAATCGCATCTAACTCAGAGTCATGTACCCACACCTTATGCACCCATCTCCCAATACTTTTCTGAGAAGATTTAACAAAAGGCTCAGGCAAATCTAATTCGTAAGTGTGTCTTACAACTGCATACATAATGCTATTGTAGAGAAATGCTATCAGTAATTCAATTTTAATTTAGAGAGGAGGCACTAGAAGAGAATTATTTTGTTGTACTAGCACCTCCTCATTGGGAGAATTGGTATGAAAAAAATAAACCAATAACCCATTATATAAAAAAAGAGAGAGGCAGTCTATTACCTCTCTCAACTTTTAACTTTCTTAGGAGGTGTTGTTAAAACACTTCTTAATAGCGACAATCTCTAAACATAGGAAAAGACTTGTCGCTGTTCATCTAGTATAGCAATCGGCTTGCACCTCGTCAATCTTATTAACAGCTTATCCACAGAGTTATTCACATTCAACTTTTCACAACTAACTTCGCCCAAGGGAACACGAGATGTTAAAAAAATATTTACCAGTAATAGTTTTCGGGAGAGGATTTTTGACCAAAAAAAAAGCGGAGACTATGCAGTAAATTAATACCACATAGCCTCCGCTAGTTTTTACTTCCTTGTTTTTTTTATGCTTTAGTTATTCTGAATTGTTCTTCGATACAGAAATCAACAAAGGTTTCGGCTGGAGGTCTGAGAATAATCTCCTCCTCGTTTCTTGCATTGATATAAGCAAGCACCTCATCTTTCTTGATACGCTTTTCAAAAAGCTTGCACTCTCGAAACCCTTCGTATCTATCTCTAAACCATTCAGCTTTTTCTTTGCTTAAAGTCCAAGACATATGCTCGTGTTCTCCACCTCGATAGACTGTGAACTCGTCAGGCAAAGAGTCAAAGGTTTCCCTATCCTCTTTATCCATCATGAGCCTTATGTCTTTCGTATCGTGGTCTAATATCAGAGCCATCCAAGGAACAAAATGTTCATAGACATTCTCTGTATCAGTCCACAACCAGCGAACAACCTCCCAATATTTCTCTCTTGAGAGATTGCAATGCCTAGTATATTCACTCGGATTGGCATCGTTTTTCTGCTGGTCATGTAAGCACCAACGAATAAACTCAGGCACTCGATAAGGTCTTTCTATCATCATGAGATAAGCATCAACATCTTTTTCAAGATAAGCTTTTCTCAGATAGAAAACTTTATTCCAGTATCTGAGATTGGTTTCATGAATATGCCAATTTGTAGATGGATACACGATAGAGATTAAGCAAGGATGATGAAGCATGAAATTACCACGCTCTCCATACTCACGCTTATGGCAATCCCACGAGAGACCATCTTCAAGCAAGTCATCCATTTCCGACTCATCGCCATGAAGGTTTTGCATATGAGCCTTTAACTCTTCGAGCAAAACATCCTCATCAATGAACCTATCAATCCATTTACCATTGATGTCTACATAATCAAGCATCGAAGTAATGTACTCTCCATCCGAGTCGATAGTGTTGTATCTATTCTCAACACTAAAACGACCATCCATTTTGTGAACACTTCCATGAGGTAAGGTAGAGAAATGTTCATTGATAACATCCCAATTCAACCATGTAGGATTAGCTTTTGAAATAAGACTCATGACCACCTCCCATCTTCACTCATTCGTTCCGCAAGGACAGTAATAAAATCTGCTGTCTTTAACTTAGCACTCTCAGAGTATCGAGAAGCTGTTGAAAAAGTATCCATCAAATCATAGACAGCATCGAAGCTTATAGTGTCGAGTCTTTTTAATGACTCCGACCAACTCTCAAGCATCTCTGCATGACTGAGTATTGTCTGAATATCTCTTATGAGTTTCGTCTGCAACTCGTCTCGTTCCTCGATAGTCAATAAGTTTTTAGATATAACTGCCATTACGCACCTCCAGTTTTTGTGGTGCTTGAGGAAATATTACTCGTAATATTTTCTCCTCCCTGTTCCACAGGATTGTGCAAAACAAGAACACCACCATTCTCATACGAAAGATAATAAGGTTTATCTTCCACCACTTGAGTTTTGAAAAGACTCAAAAACTTTTCATATATTTTTTTCATATGCACCTCGCATTTGAAAGTTAAAAGGAACTGATTTCGGTTCTTTTGAACCAACGCTTACACGCTCTCATATTGAGTCATCAGGGGAAAACACACATTCTCCCTATCAGTTTCCTGAATTTGACCTCCATAGAGGCTCTCTCGCTGGCGAAAAGAGAGGAGGCTAAGGTTTAGTACCACCCTAAAAACCTCCTCTCAGAACGCTCATTGAGATTAACTCATGTAGATAACTTCTCCGAAGCCTGACTCTTCAATCTCATTACCGCCATCGTTATCGCCATCTTGACCATAGCTAAAGACATGGCAGATTGGAGTATCAAGCAAGGCATCGTGGTCTTGCTCGAAGTATCCCTCTCCATCCGAGAAGTGAATAATCAAATCAATATCATCAAGGTCTAGGAACTCTTCGACAGCGTTGAAAGGTGCATCGAAGTTAGTCCACCCTGACCCAGCAAAATTGATTTCATCCTTATCAGGCATCTCATCTCCTTGGTCAGTATCGTAGACATCGAAGTATTCTCCTTTCTCATTTCTGAGAGAGACACCAGCATACCTATTGACCATAAGTTTCTTGACCTGAAACTCTTCGAGGATAGCGAGAGCCTCAGTAATGAATGAGTCTCTATCTCCCTCAGTAGAACCTGAAACATCAACAAGCATCACAACATTTTTGATTGATGGTTCTTTGTCCTTACTAGGCATATAAATACCTCGAGCCATATGTCTGCGATTAGGCATAGACCAAGTGTTATTGTTCGATTGAACCTGAGTGAACATATCTCTAAACATATCCTCCCAAGGAACAACTTGCTCGACCAATTCAGACTTACGACCTCCGAGGTAATCAATCCCTGAGCCTTCGCCTGAGTTAATCATGCCTTGAACTTTCTCTGCCATCATTACCTGAGCATCAAGTTTAGTTATCTGTTCTTGCAACTCATCTTCAGAAAACTGAGAGCCATCTTCATTAGTCATATCAAAGACACCGCCAGCCATCTGAGGCAAATCATTCAAGTCAATCTTTCCTGACTCATTGGTCTCAGGAGAACGCTCATCGGAGAAACCTCGACCAGTAATATTTTCATCATCACCAGTCTCCGCATCTCCATCTGCATCTCCGCCTGAGCCCTGACCTTCGGATTCCTCATCGGATTCCTCATCGCCATCGCCTGAGCCTGAGCCTTGAGTATCCTCTTCAGACTCATCTTGATTGTCATCCTGACCCTGACCCTGACTTTCGTTCTCGTCAGAGTCATCGCCCATCTGCTGTTGCATATCATCGATAGCTTCTTGAAGAGCCTCATCATCATCGAACAAGATGTCATGAATAGTATCCGCATCCATGATAGAGCCATCTTTGTTTAGGTATCTATGCGAAAGCAATGCACCTTGAGGCAACTGTTTCCCAAGCTTATAAACTTCATAGCCATTGATTGCATAATCGGTAGCAATGTTCCAAAGCTTGTGATGTCTATCGCCTCTTCTAAGATGATGACCCCATACAACATGAAGAGCCTCGTGAATGAGAACACCTTTTATTTCCTCCATCGGTAGACCGAGGACAAAATCAGGATTGTATTTTATGACCTCGCCATTGGTTGCCATGGTGTCAAAAGAACTATCCTCCTCTAAGGGCAGACTCAAAAGAATTGATGCAAGTCCTGACTCAGAATTCATCAATTTGTTTTTCGCTTTGAGCATTACCTCATTAGCAGAGAGACCACCATGAAGCGAACTCTTAGATTTATCGTAGCTACTCATTACTTGCCCTCCTCAAGTCCGACACCTGAAAAGATTTTGCCAAGCGTATTCTGATTAAGAATCGACTTAGCCTTCTCCATGTCCTGAGTGACTTTTGCTCTTTTGGTTTTTCCAATATCGCCTTTATCTCTCAGAGAGTCGATGTCATTTACTGAAGCGAGAGACTCGACACAGACTGCAACAGCCTTATCAATCTCTTCACTTTTGAAGAGAGATTTATTCAGGTCTCTGCAAGTTTCAATTTGGTTTTTAAGACCTTGAAACACGCTGTCCTTGAAAAAGGATTTACCTGAGCCATCTTTCTTTAGAGCATTGATGATATTAGATATAGAACCTTCCAAATCCTCCTTCATCTTCTCCGCCATGGTTTTGAAGTTAGCCTCATAACGAGAAGCAATATTGTTCTCTATCGCTTTCCTTCTCTTAGCATCCGCATGGATTCTTTCGTCATTGCTCGTATCATAAGAACTGAAAAAGTCAGTCGTTATAGTAAAGGCAAATTTCTTTTCAATCTCATGCCATTCTTTATAGTCATCTTCATTCGCAAGCTTACCGAGTTTAGCCATGCCTTCTTGGATGAGTCTAAGATAATCAGTCTTAATCTCATTGACCAACTCTGAGAACTTAGCCTCATACTCTTCATAACCATTAAGCAAAGTATCAAGCTTATCATTGGAGACTATCCTCCACTCAGATGCCATGCCCTCGCCATCTTGCCAAGCGTGAGAAAATTTATAAAGATAATTCTTTCTAAATTCATTCTGAATTTTTCGGAACTCTTTATTAATATCTCTACCGAAGATTTTTTTATTAACACCAACGAGAGAAGCGACAGCATTTTTATTGCTGGCTAACTCCTCACTCGCAAAGCTATCTTTTTTGATACCACTAATGGCAGACGAATAAAACCTGACCTTCGTGAAAGTATCTTGAAAGATAGTATCTATTTTAGTTTTCTTTTTCATATTGCACCTCCGCAAAATTAAATTTAAAGAAAGTTAAAAAAACTGTTTCATGCTTTTGCAATCATCAGACCGAGTACCCACTCGATTACAGTTTCTGAAACTGAGTAGGGAGAAATATTTACTAGTAATATTTCCCCCCACCAGTCTGATTTAGATTAACACCTTGTCATTTTCAGAAATGAAAACTGAATAGGTGCTGGTGTTTTTCAACTCAGGGCAGACACCGACCACCGCTCTCATGAAAAAGACTGAGAACTCTTTCGATGGAAAAGTATCAATCCATTTCAGAGAGTTATCGAAGTATGTAGGCTTCAATTTCTCGTCTGCATCTTGGATGGCAGAGACCAAAGCAACAGCAGTCGCATATTGCAGACCCATGGTCTCAGGAACATCGACCTCCTTGCCATCGACAATGTCTGCAAGGTTCGGAATATCCTGAGATAGATTTACAAAATTCATAAACTCTAACCCAGCCTCGATACCGACATTGCTCTGAGCGTGGAAAGGCATCAAGTCTTTGTCACTCTCAGGCATTGCCTTCATGATGTCAGACAGTCTCGACCATGCTCTTGGAGAAGGTTGAGGATTGCTATCCTTGGCATCGAACTTCCACAACAACTTAGGCATAAAATTTATGAACCCTAAGATAGAGGAATGAACACCAGCCTGAGAACCCCACACGAGCCAGTCATTAACATCATGCTTGAAATTAATCAGAGCCAGCCTATTGGTCATATGAGCAAGCATCTTGTTAGCACCTGACCTATCGGTTGCTCTGTTTCCAGCCATGACAATATTCCAGCCTTCAGGCATGACATATTCTCCCAGCCTTCTCTCATGAACCAACTGTCCGAGAAGCTTCTGCATATCTGCTGTCGCTTGTGCGAACTCATCGATAAAAAGTAGACCCTCATTAGCAACTGGAAGATTTCCGAGAAATGCTCTCTTCTGTTCTCCATTGTCTATAAAAGGTAGACCACCCAACTCAATCGTCTCATACAGACTCGCTCTAAAATCAATGAATCCGAATTCATCTTTTTTAGGTCTAATCGTCTCAACGACTTTTCTCTTTCCAGCCAGCACCTGAGCGAACTCATTTACTATCGCAGATTTACCGACACCAACACCGCCTAAGAGCATCGGAACTTTTCCAGCACTCACGACATTGTTTAATAGCCTCAACGCTTTAGATGGAGAGGCTTCCATCATTTTATTTTCTTCACTCATATTGCACCTCCGCAAATTGTGAAAGTTAAAAGAACTGTTTCGGAACTTTTGTTCCATCATCAGACCGAGGCACACACCTCGATGACAGTTTTTTGAGAGAGAGGATTTATTGCTAAACCCTCTCCTCATATGGATTAGAAATTTGGATTATTCCAAATCTGCTTTTCCCATTCTTGAAAGTCCTCGCTTTCGTGTTGCTCGTCAATCCAATCACGAACAGTCTCATAAGTAGGCAACAAATATTCGTTATGCCATTCGCTATCCCACTTATACTCTGCATGGTAAAAGACATCCTTCCCAGCCAACTCAGAATTAACAGTTATCTTTCGAATTCTGAAACCCTTGTACTCGCATACTTCGACTGTTTCTTTAGTCAGATAAAAATCTTCCATTACGCCACCTCCTTTGATGTTGCTTCCCAGTATTGAGAACTGTTTTTAAATTTACGAACAGATTGCTTTCTGCTATCTCTGTTCCCTTTGATATTTCTAATATAGAAATTTTTCATAATGCACCTCTGCATAAAAGTTAAAAGTATCTGTTTCTGCTTTCGCTTCATTCAGGCAAGGCACACACCTTGCGACAGATATTGCGAGGGATAGCAAAGAGCCATCCCTCACAAAAAATTTTCTTTAAGGAATTTGTTTTACATAAATGTTTTTTTATTCTCGTTTCAGAGTCGGATGAGTTAGCGGTCTCTGTCACTCTGCTCTGTTCATCCATTCGTCACTCGGTAGTGACCATCATTTACCTTTTGCGACATCTTGTTTCGTGCTAACAAGTGCTAGTCTTGTTTCGCTGTCTGTCCGAGGATTTATTCTTGTACCTCATCCGCCAGTCTGCGAGTTTTCCTTCCTGAGTTAGAGAGCCAAGGAGAGACTCCACGCTTGCCACCTTCTCTAGATGTTTTCCGCAAGCGGTCAGATAAAAATTCTTACTGGTCTATTTTTTCCACCTCCATATTTTGTCCACGACCCAGCGACAGAACTTGTCGCTCTGGAAAATCGTGTATGTCAAAAGTCGTTGTCATGAAACCATTCTATCAAAATGACCAGTCAGAGCAAGCAATTAGATAGCTAAAAGCAATACAGCAGAGCCTAGGGATTAGAAAATATTACTAGTAAAATTTCCGCATGACGCAATCCAAAAAACCCAATTTAAAAATCGTACCGAATCAATCCGACCTCACACCGAAGCAGAGAAAATTTGTAGACCTAATCATAAAAGGAAAGCACTCATACAAAGACGCTTACTGCGAGGCATATGATGTAAAGATGAAAAAGGATGGAAGTCCGCCTAAATGGACAGAGACAGAGTCGAGCAAGCTTCTAGCGAACCCTAAGATTGCACTAAGCATACAAAGAGCAATTCAGAAGGTAGAGCAGTCCTCAGTAGCATCCTCAGTCAGAACGAGAGAGTATGTTCTTGAGAGGCTAATGAATGAGAGCAAGGAAGCGGATAGTGATGCAAGCAGAGTCAGGGCATTGGAACTTCTAGGAAAGACCATCGGATTATTCACAGACACAGTCGAAGTAAAAGAGACGAGAGATAGCGAAGAGATTGCATCGGATATAGAGGAGAAGATAATCGCTCTATTAGAGGAGACCACCGAGAGCGAATAGTAAGACCCAAATAAAAAGACCCACCCTTTTATTTTAGAAAGTCAGGAAATCAAAAGACCCCCACCCCCCATACGCTAGCAAGGTACTTGCATAACATACATACATAGTGATTCACACATTTGATGTTGCATTTTCATGTACCCCCCCCTATTGTATTGCAAAATGATAGCGTTTTTTAATCCATATATATAATCGAATGTGGAAACAGGGTAGGAATCCTACACCCCCCATAGTATATTTTTTGATTTATATGTTGCATTTGATGTTAAGACCCTATAATATGGTAAAGTCTAGCAGTAGATATACCTACTACTTAGTATATACCCACTCAGTTATATACCCACTAAAGAATTTTTTAATTAGTATCTACTAATCTAGTATGTACCTACTATGAATCAAAATGTTTTAAATCAGATAAGGAGTCTTAGTAATTCTCAGAAAGCAGAGCTATTGGATTTGCTTGAAGAATACGAGGATGCGAAGCAGAGAGAGTTATCCCACGATAACTATCTTAACTTCGTACAAGAGATGTGGTCAGCGTTTATTCATGGTAAACATCACGAGATAATGGCTGAGGCTTTCGAGAAGGTCGCTAGAGGCGATATAAAGCGTTTAATTATTAATATGCCTCCTAGACATACCAAGAGTGAGTTCGCCTCTTATTTGCTCCCTGCGTGGTTCTTAGGGCGTTCTCCTGACAAGAAGATAATCCAGACTGCCCATACTGCAGAATTAGCGGTTGGCTTTGGTAGGAAGGTTAGAAACCTTGTGAACAGCAAAGACTACAAAAGGATATTCCCTGATGTCAGTTTGCAAGCAGATAGTAAAGCTGCTGGTCGTTGGAATACTAACAAAGGTGGCGAATACTTTGCGATTGGTGTAGGCGGTGCGGTGACTGGTAAAGGTGCAGACCTATTGATAATCGATGACCCTCATTCAGAACAAGAGGGTGCGAGTGGCGATGTCAATGTATTTAATAGAACTTACGAGTGGTATACATCAGGACCAAGACAGCGTTTGCAACCGAATGGCGCTATCGTTGTGGTAATGACAAGATGGCATCAGCGAGACCTTACTGGTCAGGTTATAGATGCTAGCATAAAGCGAGGTGGTGCAGACCAATGGGAAGTAATAGAACTCCCAGCCATCATGCCTTCAGGTAATCCATTGTGGGAAGAGTTTTGGTCGCTCACAGAATTAGAAGCTTTGAGAGCAGAACTGCCTAATAGCAAATGGCAAGCACAGTATCAACAAGACCCTACAGCAGAAGAAAGTGCTTTGGTTAAAAGGGAATGGTGGAAAACATGGGAAGGCAGAAATCCACCAGACTGTGAGTTTATAATACAATCTTGGGATACTGCCTTTATGAAGAACCAGCGTGCTGACTTTTCTGCTTGTACTACATGGGGAGTGTTCTATAAAGAAAACGATGAAGGGATGCTAGCACCCAATGTAATATTGCTAGATGCCTATAAAGATAGGCTGGAGTTTCCAGAGCTAAAAGTAAAAGCTATGGATAAGTATAAAGAATTCAAACCCGATGCTTTCATTGTTGAGGCAAAAGCAGCAGGGATGCCTTTGATATTTGAACTGCGTGCTATAGGAATACCAGTACAAGAATACACGCCAAGCAGAGGTAATGATAAGATTTCGAGAGTAAATGCTGTATCAGATTTATTTTCATCAGGAGTAGTATGGTGTCCTGAGACTCGTTGGGCAGAAGAAGTTGTCGAAGAGTTTGCAGGATTTCCTAATATGGAACATGATGATTTAGTTGATAGCAGCACGCAAGCTCTGTTAAGATTTAGACAAGGTGGCTTTATTCCTTTGGATAGTGACGAGGAAGAAGAACCATTAGAACATAATAAAGTCGCAGACTATTACTGAGGTACTAAGTGGCAATAGAAAGAGATAACCCAGCAACTCCCATAGCTGGTACAGACGAAATGCCAGAGCAAGAAGAATTATCAATCTCCATAGATAATCCTGATTCGGTAGCAATAGCTACCGATGATGGAGGGATGATTATAGATTTTGAGCCTGACAAACAAAACATAATGGCTGAGGACTTTGATTCAAACCTTGCTGACTATATGGATGAATCAACCCTGAATGAATTAGGTGGTGATTTAATTAGTCAGTATCAAGCAGACAAAGACTCTCGTTCCGAATGGGAAGAAAGTTATGTCAAAGGTTTAGACCAACTAGGTTTGAAGATTGAAGAAAGAACTACGCCTTGGGCAGGAGCTTGTGGTGTATTCCATCCGATGTTGAGTGAAGCAGTTATTAGGTTTCAATCGCAATCTATTGCAGAGATGTTTCCAGCACAAGGACCAGTAAGAACAAAGATTGTTGGTAAGCTTACTGATGAAAAGACAAAGCAAGCTGGTCGAGTGCAAGATTATCTAAATTATCTTTTGACACATGAGATGTCAGAGTACCGAACCGAAACAGAGAAGATGTTATTCTCTTTACCTTTGGCAGGTTCTGCATTTAGAAAAGTTTATTATGACCCTAACTTAGAAAGACCTGCTTCTATCTTTGTACCAGCAGAAGATGTTGTAGTTAATTATGGTGCAAGCGATTTAGAAACTTGTCAGCGTGCAACTCATGTAATGCACAAATCATCTAACGAAGTTCGTAAGATGCAAGTAGCTGGATTCTACAGAGACATAGATATACCTGAGCCAGCAAATAATCAGTCTGATATTCGTAAGAAGTATGACGAGATGACTGGCGAAAGCAGAACTTATAACTACGATGATAGGCATACTGTTTTAGAAATGCAGGTAGACCTTGATTTAGAAGGTTATGAAGATATGGCTGATGGCAAACAAACTGGGATAGCTTTGCCTTATGTTGTATCTATTGATTATCCTAGCGGGCAAGTATTAAGTATCAGAAGAAATTATTTTCAGGATGACCCAAAGAAACTCAGGCGTATGCACTTTGTTCACTATCAATATTTGCCGGGTCTTGGTTTCTATGGCTTTGGTCTGATACATATGGTTGGTGGTTTAGCTAAATCAGCAACATCAATTTTAAGACAGCTTGTAGATGCTGGAACATTATCTAACTTGCCGGGTGGTTTAAAGGCTAGAGGTCTTAGAATAAAAGGCGATGATACTCCTATAATGCCCGGAGAGTTTAGAGATGTTGATGTTCCCGGTGGTGCTATTAGAGATAACATAACCTTCTTACCATACAAAGAACCATCAGGAACTTTGTATCAACTATTACAAAACATTGTGGAAGAAGGTAGGCGTTTTGCTAGCATGAATGATATGAAAGTATCTGACATGAACAACCAAGCACCAGTAGGAACTACTCTAGCTTTGTTAGAAAGAAACATGAAAGTTATGTCAGCAGTACAAGCAAGACTTCATGCTTCTATGAGAAAAGAATTTGAAATCCTTGTGGGCATTGTTAGAGACTTTACTCAGCCTGCATATCCATATGAAATGGATGATGATGAATTTATTAAGGTAGAAGATTTTGATAACAGAGTAGATGTGCTACCAGTATCTGACCCTAATGCTTCAACAATGGCACAAAGAATTATGCAGTATCAAGCTGCAATGCAGTTGGCTACATCTGCACCACAGATTTACAATATGCCTGAGCTACATAGACAAATGCTCGAAACACTTGGTATAAGGAATGTAGAAGATATTATTCCTGATACAGATGATGTTAAACCTGTAGACCCTGTGACTGCAGTACAGAATTTAATTAATGGTAAACCTGTGAAAGCATTTAGCTTTCAAGACCATGAAGCTCATATTGAAACAGTTGTGGCTGCACAACAAAATGCAGACATACTGGAACAACTTGAGCAAAGTCCAAATCAAAATGCCATCCTTGCTAATGCAAGTGCATATGTGAATGAGCATTTAACTATGATGTTTAGAAAACAAGTAGAGGAAGAAATGGGTATACCACTTCCACCTGAAGGAGAACCTTTACCTCCTGAAGTTGAGAAAAGAATATCTGACCTTGTAGCTGAAGCTGCACAAAGAGTTGCAATTACATCTCAAGCTAAACAGCAACAAGCTAGAATACAAGAACAACAACAAGACCCACTACTGCAAATGAAAGATAGAGAGATTGCAGTTAAGGAAGCTGATGTACAAAGAAAGATTGCTGTCGATACTGCGAAGATACAACTTGATGCAGAGAAAGCAGAAAACAGAGATGAGATAGAAAGAGAAAGGATAGCATCTCAAGAGCAAATTGCTGGCGTTAAAATAGGTCAGGATATTGCTAGAGATTTGCTAGAGATTGAAGAGCGTGAAGATAGCAAAAAGCGAGAGGATTACAAATTAGGACTTGACATAGCCAAAGACTTGGTTCAAAGTGCTAAAGATAATGGCGATTGATTTCAAAGAGCAATCACTTTCAGAGTTTCTGAAAGACAGACTTGGCGAAATTAAAACCGAACATAGAGACCATTTGAGTGCAGGAAACTTGAAAGACTTTGCTGAATACAAAAGGTTCTCTGGAATAATCGAGGGCATTGCCCTTGCAGAAAGGGAGTTGGCTGACTGGATAGACAGACATACTCGTGAATAGGAACTCGACTCCTAAAGTCGTGCAAGCAATATGACAGAAGCAATTAAGAAAGAAATCACACCACCTGTAGAAGAAGATAAAAGGAAACAATTACCTGAACCTAAAGGCTGGAAGATTTTAGTTGCTATGCCACAAGCAGATGAAAAAACTGATGGTGGTATTATCAAAGCGTCTACCACAATAAGAGATGAAGAAGTATCTAATATCTGTGGTTATGTTATGAAGCTAGGACCAGATGCGTATAAGGATACAAAAAGATTTTCAGAGCCTTGGTGTAAGAAAGGTGACTGGGTAATCTTTAGAGCTTACTCTGGAACTAGGATAGTAATGTATGGACAAGAGTTTCGTTTAATAAATGACGATACTGTGGAAGCAGTCGTTGATGACCCAACAGGAGTGGTAAGAGCATGAGCGAAACAGAAATAATACATGAAGAACCTAATATACCTGATACGCCAATAACTTCAGAAGAAGATAAATTCTTTGGCAAAACTACTGAAGTAGATAACTCTTTGGTAGAAGGTTTAGAAGTAGAGGTTGTAGACGATACACCTGAAGAAGATAGGAGACCGCCTAAAGACGAAACTGCAGAAACAGAAGTCACAGATGAAACACTTGATGCAGAGATAACTGATTATTCTAAAAGAGCAGGCGATAGAATTAACAAGCTTAAGTATGACTTTCATGAAGAGCGTAGAGCTAAAGAAGCTGCACAAAGAGAGTCACAAGAAGCTGTAGCAAGACTACAAACCTTAATGAATGAAAACCAAAAGCTACAAGCTTTTGTAGAACAAGGTGGAGAAGTCTTAAATAAACAAGCAGCTAACAATGCTTTGTGGGCAAAACAAAATGCACAAGCAATGTACAAGGCTGCTTACGAAGCTGGCGATGCAGATAAAATGGCAGAGGCTCAAGAGCTTTTATCAAAAGCTGTGCTAGCAGAACAGACAGCCACTAACATGGCAACCAATGTTCAACAAGAGATTGAAAAAGAATTAGTAATACCTGAAGCTGAAGAAACTCCTCAGCCACAACAGGTAGACCCTGAATTACAAAAGTGGGCAGCTAAGAACCCTTGGTTTATGGGAAGCGAGCCAGTTCATAAAGAGATGACTAGCTTTGCAATGTATGCAGACCAAAACATAAAAGCCAAAGGAATAGACCCCATTGCTCAAGCTGATAAATACTATGAAGAAGTAGATATAGCTATGAGAAAACAGTTTCCAAATTTTTTTGGAGTTGCTACTGAAAGTGTGGAAGCACCAGAAGAGCCAACAAAAAGACAACCTTCAACAGTTGTCGCAACTGCATCGAGAGAAAGCAGTAATAAAAAACCCTCGCAAGTACGATTGACTCAGACACAAGTTAGGCTAGCTCGCCAACTTGGAATTAGTCCTGAGCAATATGCAAATCAATTATTAAAGGAGGCAACATAATGTCTGACGAAAATAAAACTGAAGAGATTATTGAATCTCCAAATCAAGAGCGTTCCCCTAGGGGATTAGATAGTCGAGAGGCTACCCAGAGAAAAATGAACTGGGAAAATGAAAGCAACCTACCTGACCCTGAGCCACAAGATGGCTGGGTTTTCAGATGGATTAGAACTTCTCTTTTAGGGAATAGTGATAATCCTAATGTATCAAGAAGGTTTCGTGAAGGATGGCAACCTTGTCGTTTGGAGGACCACCCTGAGCTTCAGGTACATATGATGGACCATCAATCTGAATGGGCAACTAAAGGTAATATTGAAATCGCTGGTTTATTGTTATGCAAGATACCAAAGGAAGTTGTAGACGAAAGGAACAAGCACTTTGAAAATATTGCACAGCAACAAATAGAAGCAGTTGATAATACCTTTTTTAAAGACCAAGATAGTAGGATGGCTACTAAAGAAGTATATGAACGCAAATCAAAAACGACTTTTGGTAAAGACTCTTAGAGTCTAATTTAATAATTTTTTTTCTGCAGTATTGCAGAGGAGTAAAATACTATGGCTTCAACAGCTTCACCTATGGGTGCAAGACCAGTAGGCTCTTTAGTATCGGCTGCTTACAACGCAAAGATTACTCACTATAAAATTAACAATGCTTATGGCACAGATATTTTTTATGGTGACTTTGTTAAGTGGGCAGATAACAACCCAAACACTACAATTCAAAAGGATACTGGCACAACTGCCATGACTCCTATTGGAGTATTCTTAGGTTGTTCCTATACTGACCCTTCAACTGGTCAAACGACTTTTAATCAATATTACCCAGCATCAACTGCTGCGGATGATATTATGGCATATGTTGCTTCTGACCCATTCTTAGTAATGCAGATGCAATCTGACGAAGCTCTTACTCAAGATGACTTGGGCAAGAATGTCGCAGTTGTTCAAACTGGTGGCTCAACAGCTATCGGCACAAGCAAAAATGCAATCGATGGGAGTACAGCAGCTACTACCAATACACTACCTTTAAAGATTATCGACTTTGTCGAAGGTCCTGATAGTGCTATTGGTGATGCAAAAACTGATGTACTTGTAATGTTTAATGTAGGACATCAGTTGTTAAACGCAACTGGTATCGGTTAAGGAGAATAAATTATGGCTGCTATTTCAAGAGCAAATGAGTTAAAGCAACTCCTACCGGGATTAAATGCCCTTTTTGGCGAAGAGTACGCAACTCATGACAATGAGCATGAGGAAATCTATACAACTGAAAACTCTGAAAGAAGTTTCGAAGAAGAGTTAAAGCTGTCGGGATTTGGTGCTGCTCCAGTAAAAGACGAAGGTTCGGCTATCACTTATGATACTGCACAAGAGTCTTTTGTCGCTAGATATACACACGAAACTATAGCAATGGGATTTGCTGTGACAGAAGAAGCAATGGAGGATAACCTCTATGTGCAACTATCTGCCAGATATACCAAAGCTTTGGCTCGTGCTATGGCGTACACAAAACAAGTGAAAGCTGCATTACCACTTAACAATGGTTTCAGTTCTTTCCAAAGTGGTGATGGTGTAAGTTTATTCAACACAGCACACCCACTTGTTAATGGTGGTACAAACTCAAACAGACCAACAACTGGTGCAGATTTGAACGAAGCTTCTCTAGAAGATGCGATTATTCAAATTGGTAAGTACACAGATGAAAGAGGTCTTAAGATTGCTGCTAGAGCAAGAAAGTTAATCATACCTTCTGAGCTTCAATTCGTAGCAACTAGACTACTTCAAAGTGACTACAGAGTTGGTACTGCAGATAATGATATTAACGCAATCAAAACTAATGGTGTAATTCCTGAAGGTTTTGTTGTAAACCATTATCTGACTGACACTAACGCTTTCTTCATTACTACAGATATTCCTGATGGAATGAAGCACTTCGTTAGAAGTCCAATGACAACCAGCATGGATGGTGACTTCGAAACTGGAAATGTAAGATATAAAGCTAGAGAAAGATACTCCTTTGGTGTATCAGACCCTCTAGGCATCTACGCAAGTCCGGGAGCGAGCTAATAGAATTTAGGGGAGACTTCGGTCTCCCCTTTTTCTATATCTAGGATTTAATTAACTTCTCTATCAACTGACCTAGCAGACAACCCAAGATGATAGAGTTTTTCCTTTAAGGAGGGAATAATGGGAACAACAACATTCTCAGGACCAGT